TCCTGAGTAGCATACAAAGGATTATCCGGATTTTGCTGTGCATCATTCCACTCCAGCCATGCGTCTCTGGACTGCTCTGCTACTTCATGTGCCTGAATATAGTCATTGAGTCTGTTGGCTGACTCAGGACTGTAATCTCCAAAAGTTTTGAAGAAATTAAACATGTATTTCCTAGCTGAGTTAGCTGGGCTATTCAACGAGGAACCAAACAGGACATAGATATAGTTGATATCCCCTATGTCTTCGTTTTCTTTCAGACTCTCAATAACCTCTTTGTAAGCTTTCTTGGTTGTTACTTTACCAAGCAGCCTCTTTCCCTTTTCGTAAATCTGCTGATCCCGTGGATCAGAACTATCCATCATAAAGATAGGTCTTGGACTGGTTCCTGGCCGTCTGTCATATCTCAGGGGGATGACAGGAAAGAACTGACCAATATCCTGAGAGGCACCAAAAAGAGCATCAAAAATAGGATCATCACCCCTCTTGTGGATGAATACCTTCTGATCGTTTACTTTGTAAACCTCAAAAATCTTCTTGTTGTATTGCTGGAAGTTGGCTGGTTCCATACGGTAATCCGATACCGTGGTATACCGAGTAAACCCTTCAAATTCTTCAACTGTCTCAGTAACCTCTGGAACCAGTTTGAAACCAACAGTGGTTACGTAGGTTTCTTCGATTCTTTGAGCTTCAGTCATCGAAGGAGCAGCAGGAATATCAGTGGATTTCTTGTATACCCTAATCAGATTATTTCTGGTTTCCAGTCTTGGTTGCCTGAATTCCTGGGTATCTTCATAAGTAGGGTACACGTCCCTGACTGTAATGACTTCTTCCCACTCGTAATCAGTATCTTCGTTAACGGTTGATACAGGGTCCCCAAAGCCTGCTACATCAGAGAAGTCATCTACCTCTTCCGTTGGGTCATCTTGCTCGCTAATCAGTCCTGGCTGTGCTCGTATGCCGTACAGGACGAAGAGATAATCAGCAGTGTTATCCACAATGCTGATATCAAAAGGAAAGCTGATTGTGTCATAGGGTTCAGTATCTGAAGGGTCAACATAAAAGTTGATGAGCATGGATGTCTCATCCTCATCCATGATGACCTCAAATATCTCCTGAGCCCTGTCTGGGTAATTTTCCAGCAGATATTGCCAGCCCCACCATCTGAGGAGGGGGCCAGACATTTCTACTGTATAGATATTTGATTCAATCCCCAGCCTAAAATTCAGGGCATCCCGAATAAGGTTATGATCAATATTGCCTCGGGATGTAATAGTGGCAGTACTTTGCCCCACCAGATTGAAGAAATCGAGATGATGGGAGAGTGCGGGGAGCTGTCTAAGTTTTATCCCCACACCCCCAAGGTAGGACTGACTGATTGCTTCTCCCATACTTGCATGTGTTTTGTACATGGTCTGAGAGAAGGTCAGTGTCTTAAGAAAGTTAGGTCTCTTCTCAATGTCACCAGCTAAGTTGTAAACACTGGATTGAACCTCAATTTCTGTCCCACCACCAAACATAGCTAGTTCCTCATGGGGTAATATCGAATCCGTTATTATCTCTCAGGGTCTTCAGAACATCATCAATTCTGGCGTTGGTGAAGCCATCCGGAAGAGTAATACCTTCATCAATAGTTTTCATGGTGATCCAGGCATCAGTGAAGATACGTGCTGCCTTAACCTCAGCATCCCTCTGATAGGAGGTGATCTGCTGTTCGTACAGAGCCATCTGGGTATCTTGCATTTCTGCCTGCTTCGCCACAGTAACTTCTCTGTTGGCTACAGCATTGGTGTAGTTTTCCTTGTTCACCATCAGCTGCATCTTGCCGTTGGCAAACTCTACCTGCTGGTTGATCTGCTGCATCTGAGCCAGAGCAATCTGATGCTTAGCCAGCTCTACCTGTGCCTTGGCAGTCCAAGCATCATACAGGCCACGCTGGGCTTGCCAGAAGGTTAGATCTCTCTGAAGCAGAAGGTTGGTAGCATTACCTAGAGCAGATTCAATAAGAGCAGCAAAGGTTCTGGAATACTCAGGACCATTGATTCTGCCTCTTTCATATTCTGTGTGGAGAACACTTTTCAGGCTCGCCAAGATTACATCAAAGGCACCTGTTCCATCTTCATTGGTAAGCTCACTCACCTCTACCCGTTTGATAGGTTTGAGCATATCGCCATGTTCATCGAATGGGATCTGCCACTCATTGCTATCAAAATCTACGGGGGGAGGGCAGATGTCTGTAATACAGAAACATTGATCCCCCAGAAGTGCCTTATAAAGGATGTCAGCATCGAGACCAATATCCTCGATACTCACATCAATTATGTAATCTGGATTGATTGCCATTGTTGTCTCCAAATAAAAAAGGGGAGCCTATGCTCCCCCTATTAAAGCATAGGTCAGACCCTGCCCGATGCTCTTTGATCCTTAGCCAATTGTTCCAGCTCCTCTTTGGTCAGAGGATCCAGAACCTCAATGGCAAACTCTTTCCTTGCCACACTGGTATTGTACGGACGGCCCTTGTCATCCCGTTTGGTTACAGTGGAAGTAAAGGTACGGCGCTTCATCATTTTGTAAATGGCATTCTCTACGTGCCAGCCGTTCTCAGCAGCCTCACCGTAGGGTACATACCGTTTGATGGTTCCAACAATACCATTTGCAACAGTGAAGAATTCCCCAGGCATATCCTTCTTACGGGGGTTCATGTTGGTATAACGAATACGAATTAGCTTGGTATCTTCCTTTCGTTTCTGAGCACGCAGCTCAACCAGACTTTGAGTTTTTTCAACTGCTTCGGCCTTAGCCTCTTCTTTGTCTTCTGGTTCCTTGTTGCCTTCCATTGCTTTGGCTACACGTTCCTTCAGAGTCTCCAGACCAATATTGTTGGAGTAGGATACGCCCAGCTTATCTGCTCGACGTTTCAAAAGAGTGAGTTCGTCCATCTGTACTTCGTCTTCTTCGATTACTTCAGGTTGTTGATTCTCAGACATGATCAATCCTTTTTAGATAAAAAAGGGGGAGTGTGACCTCCCCCGTAGAGCCTTACAGCGGTGCTACAGACTTGAACACACCAATACGTTCAGGGCGATACACCAGCATACCGTAGTACCAGGTCATGCTGGAGATACCGATCTTACCGTACGGATCGTTATAGTCCATGGCTTCCTTACCGTAGTTACGGGTCATGACGTTGATGCCCAGCTTCTTGCCATCGTTCTGGAAGCCCAGAGCGGTGAAAGAATCGTCACCCACAACCAGCATTGGGTACACGTCATACTTACCGTCAGTCTCACGGAAGCCTGGGTTGGTACCAACGTCTGCACCAGCACCTGCCCAATGCAGCATCTCAGGAACCTGAATCACACGGAAAGATTCGATGGAACCAATCTCACCATTCAGCAGAGTACCCGCATCAGCGTAGTGCTGTACTTCGATGAACGCCTTGTTGTCGAAGGTATCACGCATGGTCTTCAGATGTGGAACCAGTTCGGAACCAACATACAGAATACGGCTTGCGGGTACCACACGGGTGTCAGTGAACCGAGAACCAGTGATGATAGTGGTATTACGAGGAGTCCGGTTATCAGTCAGAATCTGATCCATACGCATCAGATCTGCATAGGTAACTACGGACGGGGTAGCACCCTCACCAGTGACCTCATCATCAGCAGTAGCAGCGCCAGCAAACAGCTCTACACCAGCACCAGCCAGCAGGTCCATCTGAATCTGAGCTTCCTGGATCTGGACTGCACCGTTCATCAGCTCACGAGACAGGTGCTCACGCAGCTGATCGTCAGAGTCGAATTCGATGGAGTCACGGGTGAACTCAGTGAACATACCGAATTCAGTGATCTCACCTTCCAGAGTCAGACGCTTGAAGCCCACACGGTTTACACGGCCACCAGTCTCAGACAGGTGAGGCAGCTTGCCACGAATGGTACCGATATCCTTGCTGGAACCGTACAGGTTGCCGTCAGCAATGGTCACACCGTTGGCGTCGATACCTTGGTCGTTGACGTTACGATCATCCAGCAGAGGAACGTACTCAAACACACGGATGGTTTTACCGTGATGCTTGGGCATGTTCTTCACGTTAGCCAGAGGGAAGAAGTACTGTTCCTTCCGAGCTTCGATGATCGACTTACGCAGCCACAGAAAGGACTGCATCTGGTCAGAGCCAGGACCATCAATACTGGACTTCTGACCTTTGATTGGAGCGTTATAATTGAGAGCCATACCTTAGTTTCCTATACCCTGTTTTTCATTGCCTCAAGGAACTTGTCGTCATCAAGATTCATCAAGTCCTCAAGAACTAAGGACGAAGAACGCTTGCCTGTTGCATTTGGCGATCTGGCAGCCTTCGCCTTCTTGTTACTGCTAGGGGTTGAACTTCGGGAAGCTACACGGGTATCAATAGGCTTTCTCGTAGTATCGTTCTGAGGTTGTCCCGCTCCAAAGAGCTGGTTCCCAACGATATTATACTTCTCCAAGATACTTCCGGTTGGTTTCAGCATTCCAAGAGTAGTTTGTCTATGGATCTCATTCATGATTTGATCATAGACGCCACTCACCCTCTGTTCGTGGATGATTTCAAATGCACTCGGGTTATTCCACATAAACCGAGTAGATTCCTCATCCCAAGTATCGGCAATAAGTCTTAGAGTTTTGGCACCTTCTGGGTCAGAGTTCAACTCGTCCAGAACTGCACGTGTCTCTAGAACTTCTTCCGAGACCATCTTTACTTTCGGTTTATAGTTTACTTCAGCAGAAGTGTCAACATCAAACGGATCTATGTTGTTGTCTTTAAAGAACTTCTTCAGAGCTTCTGGGTTCTTGTTCTTGATATCAAGAATGAATGCCAGATCCTCGTCAGTGTTAATACCGTTCTCTTGCAGAGTTGCAATAGTCTTACGGTGCTTACTGATCTCCTGCATCTTACGAGTGTAATTAGCACCCATCTGCATAAGCTGAATAGCTTCTTCAGGGGAACGGAGTTCAATAGTTTTACCGTTTGCTTTGAACGGTTTCATAATAGTGTTGTAGAAACCTTCGTAATCTACATCACTTTTCTTTTCTTCCTTTCCTGGAACAGCTTTCTTTTCCCCATTCGAACCAGAAGGAACAGTAGTATCAGGGGCAGAATCGGCAGGAGAAGGTTCCTCTTCTTCCTCAACTTCATCCTCCTCTTCCTGATCTACTTCAGACTCTTCATCAGCTTCCTCTTGATCTTCTTCGTCTTCCTCTTCTGGATCCTCCAAAGTATCTTCCACTTCGGTATCAGTATCATCCTGAACCTCGGTCTCGTCTTCTTGATCCAGTTCTTCATCCTTCTGCTGGTCCAGCTCTGCTTGCAGGGAGTCCAGACTCTGCTCGAAATTACTCAGAAACTCTTCATCACTACCGTATGTCATTCTTCACCTCGCAGAGCTTCTGCACGGATCTCAGCTTCTTCGATTTGGATCTTTTGCAGGGACTGCTCAGCCTGATTAGCCAGCATTTCAATAGAGTGCATCCACTCTTGCAGGTGACCAGCTGCTTGAGCTTTGGACAGGGCATCAGCACGGGCGTCAGCATTCACCGAACTGAGTCCAGACATTCGAGCGTACCTTGCACAAGCTTTTTCCATGAAGTGATGTTCAATCACATTCTTGAAGTCTTTGTTCTTGTAGAGACGCAGAAGAGAATCACGAAGGGCTATAGTTTCTTTGTGCCCTTTCTTCTCTTTTTCCAGCTTCTCTACGATGTTACTTGCAATCATATTTATCTCCCAATGAATTCATTGTTATTTACTGGTTTCACAGAATGTTGGTTATCCGGCTGGTTTGAACCAAAATTCGTGCTATCAGTTAACTCTGTTAATTTATTGAAGCCGATGGCTGCTGCAATGTTAGGGGGGACTTCCCCAGGCTTTGAAGCTTGAGCCAGTGCCTTAGTAATTGTAAGGTCCTGGTTCCCCTTAGCTTGTGCTTTCTGCTTCTCCAGATCTCTCTGGTGTTTGATACCACTACCTTGCTCGAATGTGTCTAGTGTTTCTTTCTCTCCTTTTGCTCCTTTGTGTTGTGCTTCTGCCATATTCTTCATGATTTCAGATCTCAGCTTCTCTACTTCAAGCTGCATCTTTTCCAGCTCAAGTTGCTGCATCATCTTCTCATGTTCTGATGGCTCCTGTCTGAAGTTCTTCAGATTCTCTGCAACATCAGGCATACGCTTGAGTTTGGCAATCTCTGCCACCAGTTGAAGTGCTGCTTCAGGTCCAGCAATAGGTCCAATAGTTTGAGCCATGAATGCCAAGTCCTGGGCTTTGGCATCATCTACTTCTGCTGTTGAAATATCAACTATCAGATCGTAGTTACCCTTCAGATCTTCTCTTTGGATTTCAACAAACTCAGTGTTGGTGACTCGAACAACTTCTGTCTCAGACAGGAACTCAGAGTTCATGGCAATAATCTTCTTGCCAATCTCAATCACACCACGAGCCAGTCTACGGAGAATAGCCATCTCACGTTTGGAAGTTGCGTCCAGTGCTCCACGAATACCAGCAGCTACCTGACCATAGGCTGCACCAGAGATACCACCTGAGAAGGCTTTGACCCCAGACATGGACTCAGCATCCTGATGCTGAAGTTCCAGCATGGTCAAGGCACTGTTAGGGATCTCAGGGAACTTATGAATGTGGACAGCATTCTGGGGATGGATACCAGCTTGCAGGTTGTATACGTAGTCCTGCCCTTGCTTGAATTTCCGTTCGTTTACTACGTCTAGGAAGC